ATCGGCGGCTACGCTAAGGCCGGTACTTCAATCATTCGACAGCTGGTCGACTCAGGCACGCTGTCTAATTTGCCCGCAGGGTTGAAAACTCGTGGGTTGCGAATCAAGGGCGACGATACGCCCCTTACCCCCGGTGAGTTCCGTGATGTAGATATCCCGTCGGGCGCGTTGCGCGACAACATCATGCCGCTGCCGTACAAGGAGCCAAGCCAGACCCTGCTGGCGTTGTTGAATCGTATTACTGAAGAGGGTCGCCGTCTGGGAGCAATCTCGGACATGAACATCAGTGACATGAGTGCCAACGCGCCAGTAGGGACCACCCTCGCCCTGCTTGAACGTACTCTCAAGCCAATGGCGGCGGTGCAGTCCCGCGTCCACTATACGATGAAGCAGGAGTTCAAGCTGCTCAAGGCGTTGATCGCTGAGTACGCCCCTGAAGACTACACATACCTGCCTGATCGTGGAGCCCCACGGGCCAAGCGTGAAGACTACGCGGTGGTTGAGGTTATCCCAGTATCTGACCCCAACAGCAGCACAATGGCCCAGCGCGTGGTGCAGTACCAAGCCGTGCTGCAGATGGCGCAGCAAGCTCCGCAGATATACGACCTGCCGCAGTTGCATCGTCAGATGATTGAGGTGCTGGGGGTAAAGAACGCGGACAAGCTCGTTCCGACCAAGGACGACATCAAGCCTGCCGATCCCGTCAGCGAGAACATGAATGCGCTGGTGGGCAAGCCGGTCAAAGCGTTTATCTACCAAGACCACGACGCTCACATTGCGACGCACCAGTCCTTCATGCAAGACCCGCAGATCATGGCGTTTATTGGGCAGAACCCTGCGGCGCAGCAGATCGTGGGGGCTTTGAATGCCCACATAGCGGAGCACATTGCGTTTGCTTACCGTCAACAGATAGAAAATGCGCTGGGAGCCCCATTGCCAGCCCCCAACGCCGAGCTGTCCGAGGAGATGGAGGTCAAGTTGGCGAGCCTGATTGCCGAGGCTGCACAACAAAACACGCAGCAGAAGCAGGCCGCTGCAGCGCAGCAAGCAGCACAGCAACAAGCCCAAGACCCGATCATCCAGATGCAGATGCAAGAGCTGCAGCTCAAAGCCGCCGAGCAACAACGCAAGGCGCAAAAAGATCAGGCCGATACCGCTATCGAGGCAGCTCGCCTACAGCTGGACGCAAGAAAGGCGCGAAGCACGGAGGTACTGGAGGCTACTCGTATCGCTGCGATGACCGATCAGGCAAACGCCAAGCAGGATTTGGATGAGGCGCAGGCAATTATTGGTCTGGCAAAAATACGACTAGAGGAATAACGCCGTGGCTAAAACCGTCTTTGACGTGCTGGACATGAAACTCGCTGAGTCTCAGCGAAGCCAAGAAGAGTTTGTTACATCGGGTGGGGCTAAAGACCATGCGGCGTATCGAGAAGCGTGCGGGGTGATCCGGGGTCTAGCCATCGCACGGCAAGAAATACGCGACCTTGCGAAAAACTATATGGAAGACAACGATGATTGAAAAAACTGCAGCAATGCTGGAGCTGGAACAACAACGTAAAGAGAAGATAGAGCAGGAGGAAAAAGCCCGAGAGGCGCTTGAGCAAGCCATTCCGAAACCGACCGGGTATCACATACTGATTGCGCTACCCAATGTTGAAGAGACGTTTGGCGAGTCCATGCTGTTGAAGGCAGAAAAAACCGTTCGTGACGAGTACATCCTGTCCACTATCGGGTTGGTTCTGGATATGGGCGAACAGGCGTACAACGACAAAGACCGTTTCCCCGCTGGTGCGTGGTGCAAGCCGGGGGATTACGTGATGTTCCGCGCCAATACTGGTACGCGGTTCAAGATAGGCAAGCAGGAATACCGTCTGATGAACGACGATTCCATCCAAGCAATTGTACCTAACCCGAGAGCCATCTCTCGTGCATAAGGAGTGACCCATGCCGATGCAACAAGTAGAGTTCGATTTTCCGGACCCGGACGCCAAAGGCGGCGTAGAAATAGACGTCGAGGTTCCTGAAAAGGAGTACAACCTCGAAATTGAAGGGGCTGTAGGGCGCGAGACCGTTAAAAAGCCCAAAAAAGTTGCCGAAGACGACGTAGAAATTGAAGTGGTGGACGACACTCCCGAGAAAGACAGGGGGAAAAAGGCGTCTGAGCCACCCGAAGAAGTCACCGACGAGGAGCTGCAGAGCTACTCTGATAAGGTGAAAAAACGAATTCAGCACTTCAGCAAGGGGTTCCATGATGAGCGTCGTGCCAAAGAACAGGCACTTCGTGAGCGAGAAGCCCTTGAGCAGTACGCCAAGCAACTGCTGGAAGAGAACCGCAACCTCAAAGGCTCTGTAGACAAGGGGCATAACGCCCTGATCGAGTCTGCAAAGAAGCAAGTCCAAGTTGAGTTGCAGGCCGCCAAGCAGAAGTACAAAGAGGCATACGAGTCTGGCAATACCGACGCTATCTTGGAAGCACAAGAGGGACTCAATGCGGTGCAAATCCGCATGGATAAGGTAGCTGGACTGAAACCAAGAACTGCTACTGACGACGCGGCTTTACAAACCGTTGATAAAGCTGTACAACAGCGCCAAACAGCTCCCGCTACGACTCAAGTGGCAAGAGATGAAAAAGCCGAGTCATGGCGAGCTGAGAATACGTGGTTTGGCAGCGACGACGAGATGACTGCGTACGCGCTGGGTTACCACAGCAAACTGATAAAAGACGGGGTAGACCCCCGATCCGACGATTACTACGAGAAAATAAACGCTCGTATGCGAAGAATGTTCCCTGAGAGCTTCGACGAAGACGGGGAAGAGCCAGAAACGCCCAAGGCGAAGAAAACTGCCAGTGTAGTCGCACCCGCATCGCGGAGCACAGCGCCTAGAAAGATAAGACTGACAGAATCACAGATAGCGATAGCAAAACGATTGGGTGTTCCACTGGCTGAATACGCCAAACAACAGGCTGCGTTAATGAGGAAATCATAATGGCTGAGAATAGACTTGATAGAGATTTGGAAAAGCGTGAGCGTACCCACCGCAAGCAAGCATGGAGACGCCCCGAAGTCCTGCCGACTCCTAACCCGGAGCCGGGATATGTCCACCACTGGGTGCGTATTGCTACCCAAGGGCAAGCCGACCCAACCAATGTTTCCTCTAAATTGCGCGAAGGATGGGAACCCGTAAGAGCTGCAGACCACCCCGAAATTTTCTTGGCCGCCATCGAAAATGAGCGATTCAAGGACAATGTTGTGATTGGTGGCTTGTTGCTGTGCAAAGCGCCAGAAGAGCTGGTGGAGGAGCGTACTGCGTTCCATTCCGACCAGACCAAAGGGCAGATGCTAGCGGTAGACCAAAACCTGATGCGTGAAAATGACCCGAGAATGCCGATTTTCAATCAGCGCAAAACCTCGGTAACTTTTGGCAAAGGCTAATTTCTAGGAGTTCATCATGGCTACAACTGCCGCACCCTACGGGCTTCGTCCCGTCAAGCGTGTAGATGGTATGCCCTACGCAGGCGCATACTCCACGTACCTGATTAACCCGTCTGGCTATAACACCAACATCTTCTACGGAAGCGTGGTGTACATTAACGCCAACGGCTACATCAATATCGTCACCGGCACCGGTGCAGACGCAACCACCAATGACTGGCCCACTGGTTCTACCAGCGCGACTGGTGCTATCGGTGTGTTTGTTGGCTGCAGCTATGTCAATGGACAAGGGCAGCTGATTTTCAGTCAGTACTACCCAGCCAACACCACTGGCGTGGTGCAGGCGTTTGTCGTAGACGACCCGATGGTTCTGTTCGCCGGTCAGCTTGACGGTACAGCCACTCAGGCCGCTGTTGGCGCAAACACTTTCTTCGCTGCTGCTCAGAGCACATCCACTGGTAACACTACCACTGGTAACTCTACTAGCGCGTTGGATGCAACGGTCGTTACTGTTTCTGCGGCCCTGCGTATTGTGGCGTTCGCCTCCCCGGTATCAGATGCGTTCCCGGACGTGCTGGTTAAAATCAACCCCGGTTTCCACAGCATGTCTGTGAACACTGGTATTTAAGGAGTAGGCGACTATGGCTATTTCACGCGCCCAACTACTCAAAGAACTGCTTCCGGGGCTTAATGCTCTGTTCGGTCTTGAGTACGCACGTTACGGTGAACAGCACGCTGAGATTTTCGAGACCGAAAGCTCAGACCGTTCGTTTGAAGAAGAAACCAAGCTGTCTGGCTTTGGTGCAGCCCCGGTTAAAAACGAAGGCGCATCCATTGCGTACGATAACGCGCAGGAAGCATTCACTGCCCGTTACGAGCACCAGACAATTGCTATGGGCTTCTCCATCACCGAAGAAGCGATGGAAGACAACCTGTACGACAGTCTGTCTACTCGCTACACCAAAGCTCTGGCTCGCGCTATGGCGTACACCAAGCAGGTTAAAGCTGCTTCTGTACTGAACAACGCGTTCTCAGGCTCCGGTGTGACCTACGGCGATGGTAAGACTCTGTGCGCCACGGATCACCCGCTGGTGTCTGGCGGTACAAACAGCAACACGCCCGCAACTCCTGCCGACCTGAACGAGACTTCTCTGGAAGCCGCCGTTATTCAGATCGCTGCGTGGACTGACGAACGTGGCCTGCTGATTGCTGCTAAGCCCCGCAAGCTGGTAGTTCCGCCCGCGCTGCAGTTCGTTGCTACTCGTTTGCTCGAAACTGAGCTGCGTCCGGCAACTGCTGACAACGACATCAACGCTCTGCGCTCTATGGGCAGTGTTCCCGAAGGCTACACAGTCAACAACTACCTGACTGATAGCAATGCGTGGTTCCTGCTCACTGACGTGCCGAACGGCCTCAAGCACTTTGTTCGTGTTCCGATGCAGACGTCAATGGACGCCGACTTTGACACGGGCAACGCTCGTTACAAAGCGCGGGAACGTTACAGCTTCGGAGTGAGCGATGCATTGGGTATCTTCGGTTCACCCGGCGCATAAGCAGTAAAATCAACAACTTAGGTTGTTACGAAAGGGCTCTTCGGAGCCCTTTTTGTTGTGCGTTTGACACCTAAGAGCGTACCTGTTACAAAGGGCTATCCCCGGAACACATTACGCGCTGCAGACCGACCGGGCGGACGACATGCAGACTGAAGCGCAACACTCGCATGTGAGGCTCTAAAATGGCGAATACGCATTTCTCCGGTCCCGTACTCTATTCTGGCGCAAACACAAACCCTTACTTTGCCGGTATGGCTGAAATGCCGATTGGCGTTAACTTGGGTGTGTTTTCAATCATCGACGACTTTACTGGCGTGGCGTTTGACTCCACAAACGACTGGACCGTAGTCAAAGACTCCGGCGCTTCTGTAGGTATCGTAGCCGATACCGTTGGTGGCGAGCTGGCTCTGACTTCCGCTGCTACTACTGACGACGACGGCGGTTCTATTCAGGGTAACGAGATTTTTGCAGTAGCATCCAACACCGGCATTTTCTTCTCCACACGTATCAAGTGCAGCGACGCTGATCAGACTGACATTTGTGTGGGGTTGACTGTGAACTTTGCGACTAACCCGGAAGCTATGCTGACTGCAGCTGATCGCATTGTGTTCCAAGTGGACGACGGTAATGCGTCTATTCTCTGCAAGACAGAGAAGAATGGTACTGAGACGTCTACAGACTCCGGCGTTGATCTGGCGGACGACACCTACGTGGTGCTTTCCTTCAACGTGCTGAACACAGGCAGCGTGACGTTCTACGTCAACGGCAAGCAAGTTGCCCAGCACACTACCAATATTCCGGACGATGAAAACCTCACCATTGGTGCCATGAGCCTCTCAGGTTCTGCCAGCGGTACTCGCGTGACTACTCTGGACTACATTATGGCGGCCCAGACCCGCTAAGAGGTGAGCCATGAGCGACGCTGAAAAGGCTAAGAAACCGGCCAAGAAGGCCGTGAAAGAACAGGCACCCGCACCGGTGGAACTCCCACCGGTCGGCTCCGCCGCACGAAAGGCAATGATCCTGCAGGGTCTTATTAAGGAGTAAGTCATGCAATATGATATTTGGGCGATAAACCCAGCTCCAGACGACGACATTCTGCGTGCGAATGCTTCTATTGCTGGTGCTGGCGCACTGACCCTGCTTACTACGAGTGTTTCTCCGTACGGGACGGGCTACAAAATAGCCATTACATCCGCCGGAAACGACACGGGTATTACGTTTACCATCGTAGGTATTAAAGTAGGCGATCTCACCGGGGCTAACACAACCGAAGTGGTGACTGGCGCAAGCGGTGCCGCCGCTACTTCTGCAAACTTCTACACAGTGGTGAGCAGTGTTACGGCTAGCGGGGCATCTGCTGGTAACGTCAAGATTGGTTCTACCGGGTCTTTGGCGTTCCCCCGCACTCGCATCAAGAGTTTGTATTTCGTAAGCGCGGCTAATGCAGGGTCTGTGAGCTTCAACCTCAACAGCTCTACCGGTGCTACGCTACTTAAACTTGAAACCCCCGGCGGGGCGACAGCGTTCTCAGATAGTGTGACTATACCGGGTGAGGGTATTCTGACCACTCGTAGCAACCGCACTGACTTTGCTGTTATGACGCTAGCCGAAGTAACTAATGTGACGGTGTTCTGTGGCTAAATCACCTGCTTGGACTCGTAAAGAAGGGAAAGACCCGAAGGGCGGCCTGAATGCTAAGGGCCGCGCTTCTGCCAAAGCGCAGGGTATGAACCTGAAACCTCCTGCGCCGAACCCAAAAACGGATAAAGACGCTGCTCGACGCAAGTCGTTCTGCGCTCGGATGAAGGGTATGAAGGCCAAGAACACAAGTTCAAAGACAGCGAACGACCCCAACAGCCGAATCAACAAAAGCCTGCGGGCGTGGAATTGTTGAAATGCCATCTACATCAAAACGAATGCGTAAGTTTATGGCCGCAGCCGCGCACAACCCCAAGTTTGCAGCGAAAGCTGGTATTCCGGTTGATGTTGCAAAAGAGTTCAATCGCGCCGATCAGCGCAAATCCAAGAGGGCGAAGAAATGAAAAAGATGGATATGAAGATGATGTCTCCCCGTAAGCGTATGGACATGGAAGGCTCTGGCCCCATGAAGATGGCAAAGGGCGGCTCTTGTGGCACCAAGCGCATGATGGGCGGCGGCATGACCAAGGGCTACGCCAAAGGTGGCGTAACTCGTGCAGATGGTTGCTGCATGAAGGGGCATACCAAAGGTCGTATGGTGTAAGCCATGATGCCTTGTCGCGGGATGGGCGCAGTAGACCCCGGCAAATTGCCGGGTAACGGCTTCAAAAGTGGTGGCACAGTGAAGGACGCTTGCTACCGCAAAGTGAAGGCGCAATACCGCGTATTTCCCTCCGCCTACGCATCGGGTGCTATAGCCAAGTGCCGTAAACGAGGTGGGTGATGGCCGTACGCAAGACTGAAAAAGGGGCGTCACTTCGTCGCTGGTTCAAAGAGGACTGGAAAGACGTACGCACCGGCAAGGCTTGTGGCAGGCAGGAAGGGGAAAAACGCGGCACGCCGTATTGCAGACCGACTAAGCGGGTATCCGAGAAAACGCCAAAGACGTCCTCTGAGATGACCGCAGCTGAAAAACGATCTAGGATTGCCCAGAAAAAGAGTTTAGGTCAGCCAGCAGGTGCGCCAAAGCGCGTGCAGCCGCTGAAGAGGAATAAGTGATGGCGACGTCCGGCACTACCGCGTTCAACTTGGACTTTACCGAGATCGCTGAAGAAGCGTGGGAACGTGCTGGGCGTGAGATGCGTTCGGGGTACGACCTTCGTACTGCGCGTCGCTCGATGAATTTGCTCACTATTGAGTGGCAGAATCGCGGCATCAACATGTGGACTATTGAAGAAGGGACGCTTAACTTGGAGCAAGGTGTAGCCAGCTACGCTCTTCCAGACGACACGATTGACTTGCTAGAACACGTAGTTCGCACGGGGGCAGGAAATGTTAGTACTCAGTCTGATCTTAACATTAGCCGCATCAGTGTCTCTACATACTCTTCTATCCCTAATAAACTTACTCAAGGAAGACCGATCCAGCTTTACATTGACCGAGGGCAAGAACACCCAACGGTAACTGTGTGGCCGGTGCCGGATCAAGGCACGCAGGCGCAGCCATACTACGTAATGAAGTACTGGCGTATGCGCCGCATTCAGGATGCTGGTAGCGGGGTACAGACCCCGGACATCAACTTCCGTTTTCTGCCGTGTCTGGTTGCGGGTTTGGGGTACTACATTGCCCAGAAAGACCCTGATTTGATGCCGCGCATCCCAATGTTGCAGGCAGAATACGAGCGCCAGTTTGAACTTGCTGCGGGCGAAGATAGAGAAAAAGCCCCTGTTAAATTCGTGCCACGTATGTTTTATACGAGGTAACCATGAGCAACCGGTTTGCTTCTGGGCAAAAAGCTCTTGCGCTGTGCGACGTATGTGGGTTTCCTTACAAGCTGCGCGAGCTGCGTAATTTGATCGTCAAGGGTAAGGATACGCACGTCAAAGCCTGCCCCGAGTGCTGGGACCCAGACCAACCGCAACTGCATCTGGGGGAGTTCCCGATAGATGACCCACAAGCGTTGCGCGACCCAAGACCTGATTTCAACGAGTTCCCCCAAGAACGTGCACGGCTGCAGCCTAGTGGCTCAGTTCATGCCGGGGGTACAATAGGTTACGTAAAGATCGTCATATCTTGAGAGGCACGAACATGAAGACTGCAAAAGGACCGAAAGTGGTTGTGATGCCGGCGACTCCCACGGTGTACAAAGTAGATACCGTAAATAAGTCCACGGATGTCAAAACCAGCGGCGTGAAGACCCGTGGTAATGGCGCGGCTACCAAGGGCACTATGGCCCGTGGACCGATGGCGTAAAAGATTTGGGAGCCCATGATGAAAAAACTGGAAATGGTTACTAAAGGCGGGAAGAAAGTCCCAGCGTTTGCTGCAGACGGCGTTGGCAAAATGAAAAAAGGCGGTAAGGTGAAGAAAGGCGAGCACCGTATGCCTGATGGGCGGATTATGAAAGATTCCGCGCACAAAAAGCCCAAGAAGTAAGTCGAGGGAAGTCCTGTGAACTACGAGAACTGCGGGTATGTGTATGCCATAACTAATACCGTAAATGGCGGTAGCTACATTGGCAGTACCACAAACCTAGCTAGTCGGTGGAAAACGCACAGATACCTTTTACGCAAGGGTGAGCATCACTCCTTTATTTTACAAAAAGCGTGGGACAAATATGGAGAGGCTTCGTTTTCTTTCGCTCCGATTTTAGTTTGCGCCAAACACATGAGAGGTTTTTACGAAAACGCTCTTATTAAACTGGCGCGTTACAACGTGGTAAAGACTGATGTATTTAAAGAAGTATGCGGGGCGAAAATATCCGCAGCGTTGCGTGGGCGAAAAAAGACTGAATCGCACAGAAAAGCCATTTCTGCCGGTAAAACTGGAGTTGCGATGGGGGACAGTTTTAAGCAAAAAGCTAGACTGCGCCAGTTAGGGGTTAGTATTTCTAGTGCTACTCGTAGTAGGTTATCGGATAGCCTTAAACAAGCTAGGCACGACGAAAAAGAAGCTAATAGACAGCTGTCGATTCTTGTGTACTCTAAGTTTAAACTTGGCGACAGTGTGGAGGGTTTATGCAAACTGCACGGAATAACAAGTGCTACTTTCTATAACCATTGCGTCGCCATGAATCTGCCATCGGTCAAACACAAAGCTATAGAACTTGCCGTGAGTAAAGTTAAATCGTTACTAGAATGTGGAAGTACCTTAACTTCTGCATGTCGAGAGCTTGGTTTAAACCCAAAAACTATGTCCGCTGTCTTGTTGAGAAGAGCTAAACATGGCTGATTACGCAACGCTCTGTAACCAATTGCAAGACATCTGCGAACAGACGTTTACGTCAGATCAGCTGTCGATGTTTTTTAAGAACGCAGAGCAGAAAATCTACACAACTGTGGATTTACCTGCGTTTCGCAAGAACCAAACTGGGTCGCTGACATCTGGCAACAAGTATTTGGCAATGCCGACCGGGATGCTCTACGTCTATTCCTTGGCGGTTATAGGGGCTGACGGCGACTACGAATATCTGCTGAACAAAGACGTCAACTTCATCCGTGAAGCGTATCCGGGGCCAAACGACACAGGAAAGCCAAAGCACTACGCGGTGTTTGATCAAAATACGTTCATTCTTGGACCTACACCCAATTCCAACTACTCGGCAGAGATACACTTCTCTTACTACCCTGAGTCTATTGTTACTGCAGGTACAACGTGGCTGGGTGATGAGTTTGATTCTGCGTTGCTCAACGGCGCTCTGGTTGAAGCGATTCGATTCCAGCAAGGTGAAGCAGGACTGATAGCCTTCTATGAAAAACTCTACGTACAGTCGCTCACGCTGCTGATCAATGTGGGTGATGGTAAACTGCGCGGCGACGCGTACCGCGACGGGCAAGTGAAAAGGAAAGTAGCAGGATGATCAGTACTATTGGCGGTGCGGAGCTGGGGGAAGTCAAAGCCATGTTGGTCTCTGGCCGTGGTTTTACCCCGGAAGAAGTGGCCGAGCAGGCGCTTAACAAGATCATCTCAGTTGGCGGTAACAGTCACCCTGTCATCCGTGATCAGGCTGAGGCGTTCAAAAATGAGATTCGTGGGGTGCTAGTTCATTACATGCAGCAGGCCGTGAGGTCTAACCACACTACGTTGGCAAACCGTTTCCGTGCCGCTGGGCACCCGGAACTTGTAAAACTACTGGAGATTTAACATGGCTATTACCGTCACTACCGCAATGCCTACCAGCTTCAAAGTTGAGTTGCTCAAGGGTTTGCACGACTTTACGGCGTCTACTGGCGATACATTTAAGATCGCTTTGCTGAAATCTGCTTCTGCAGGTAGCGGCACTTATGGCGCTGCGAGCACCAACTATTCCAACATCACCGGCAACAGCGACGAGGCCAGCGGCACCGGCTACACGGCTGGTGGTAACACGCTTACCAACGTCACTCCGACTTCTGACGGCACCACTGCGATCACTGACTTTGCTGATACTACGTGGTCCAGCGCGTCGTTCACTACTTGTGGGGCGATGATCTATAACACCAACAACTCAAACTCTGCGTGTGCGGTGTTGAGCTTTGGTGGAGATCAGACCGTAAGTTCCGGTGACCTGCAGATACAGTTCCCTGCAGCGGCTGCAGCTACGGCGATCATTCGTATTGCGTGAGGTAAGTTATGGCGCTGGTTCTTAAAGACAGAGTAAAAGAGACCTCGACTACGGCGGGTACAGGCACGCTTACGCTGGCCGGAGCCGTAGCGGGGTATCAGTCTTTTTCCGTAATCGGCGACAGTAACACTACCTATTATGCAATTGTTGATGGGACGGCCAATACGTGGGAAATAGGTATTGGTACCTATACGGCTAGCGGTACGACCCTTTCTAGGGATACGGTCCTTGAGTCTAGTAGCGGTGGAAGTGCGGTTTCTTTTTCCTCTAACTCCAAAGATGTTTTTGTAACTTATCCGGCGGAACGCGCTGTCGCTACTGACGCCACGCAAACTCTTTCGGGTAAAACAATTACAAACCTAGTGTTTGACGGTAATTACACTGAAGACGTATTTACTATTTCTGACGGTGCTTCGGTTGATTTAAATCCAGCTAACGGAACTATCCAATTATGGACGTTGGGGGCAAACCGATCACCTACGGCATCTTCGTTTGCTTCTGGGCAATCCATGTCATTGATGATTGACGATGGTAGTGCGTACACCATTACGTGGCCTAGCGTAACTTGGAAGACAGACGGGGGAGTCGCCCCCACTTTACAAACTACAGGGTATACGATAGTCCAACTTTGGAAAGTAAGCACCACGCTTTACGGCGCTAGGGTCGGTGATGCGTAATGCTTACCGGGAAACTACTTAGCGTTACGCAGCAGCCAGCTACTTGGAGTTTAGCTTCCTACTCAGATTTATATGTACAGCAGTTTTCTGTTACTTCGCAAGAGGGTATTCCCCAAGGGTTATTTTTTAAGCCTGACGGTACAAAAATGTACATAGTAGGAAGTGGGGGGGACGAAGTTAATGAGTACACTCTTTCTTCTGCGTGGGATATACAGACAGCTAGTTTCGTTCAATTATTTTCAGTAGCTTCACAAGATACTACTCCGCAAGGATTGTTTTTTACATCCGATGGGTTGGGTATGTATGTGGTCGGGCAAACTAACGACAATGTGTACCAGTATTCTCTAGGTACCGCATGGAATATAAGTACTGCAAGTTATGTAAGAAGTTTTTCTGTAGCAACACAAGACACTGCCCCGACTGACGTTTTCTTCAAACCCGACGGTACAAAGATGTATGTTTTGGGGAACTCAGGGAACGACGTTAATGAGTACACATTATCTACCGCATGGGATATAAGCACAGCTAGTTACGTGCAAGTGTTTTCGGTATCTGCGCAAGATGCCAGTCCGGAGGGGTTGTTTTTTACTTCTGATGGGCTAGGGATGTATGTAGTTGGTGCGACTAACCTTGGTGTGTATCAGTACTCTCTGGGTACTGCATGGAATATAAGTACGGCCAGTTATATCAGGACTCTTTCTATAGCTTCAGCTGAAGGGTCGCCTAGCGGACTTTCGTTTTCTGCTGACGGTACTCAGTTATATGTAGTGGGAGTTGAGTTTGATACCGTATCTAGGTTTTTGCTTACCACTGCGTGGAACATAGGTTCAGGCAAAGTTCCTACCTCAATGTCTACTGGTTCGCAGTCCAGTGGGGGGCGAGCAATTTCGTTCAAGCCAGATGGAACAGTTTTGTATCGCGTGGCAACCGGCAATGACGCAGTGTACGAATACAGCCTATCAACACCGTGGGATATAACTACGTCTACCTATGTACGTAGTGTTTCTGTGGCTTCACAGGATACTGTCCCCACCGGGTTGTTTTTCAAGCCGGACGGACTAAAGATGTACATGGTGGGGCAAACAAATGACACTGTACGGGAATACACATTAGCTACTGCATGGAATGTAAGCACTGCTACGTACAGCCAAGGTTTTTCTGTGGCAACACAAGAGGGCGCACCAACTGCGCTTCAGTTCAAAGCTGACGGCACAAAAATGTACGTTATGGGTTCTGTAGGAGATGATGTCAACGAATATAATCTCTCTACGGCGTGGGACATAAGTACAGCCAGTTATGTGCAAGTGTTTTCAGTGGCAACTCAGGAAACACTCCCGACTTCGCTGTTTTTTAAACCGGACGGCACCGTGATGTACGTTGGGGGGGATACGCTTAAACTGTATCAATACGGACTCGCCACACCGTGGGATGTTAGTACAGCAAGTTATTCGGGTCAGAGTTTTGCGTTTGAGCCTTCTGGTCCTGCTTCAGCAGCGGGGATTGCGTTTAATGACATAGGGTCTAGGCTGTTTATAGCTGCGGCCACGTTGGTGTATCAATTTTCGCTGTAAGGGTTTTTATTATGTACGCAAAGCTATTGGCAGATGGGTCTATCAAAGCTCCTTACTACTTAGTTGATCTACAACGAGATTACCCCCACACTTCGTTCCCTTCGACTATTACCCAAGCCGTGCTAGATGAGTTTGGTGTAGCGGTAGTTTCAGAAACGCCGCCTCCCGAAGTAGATTTGGCAACAAGTCGGGCAACGTATACTGTAGTTCGTAACGAAGGTAAGTACCAACAGGTATGGGAAGTAACACACCTACCAGTGGAAACTGCCTCTCAGAATGTAAGAGAGCGGCGCGACGATAAATTACGAGCATCAGACTGGACGCAGATACCGGACGCTACCGTCAATCAAACTTCTTGGGCTTCGTATAGGCAGGCGTTGAGAGATGTTCCCCAGCAAGCGGGATTTCCTTTTTCTGTAGTGTGGCCCAACCCCCCAACAGGACTTTAAATGTTCGGGTTCAGTAGCTTTTCAGAGGTACCTTTTGCATCCCTACCTACCTCTGGGGGCGCTGTTACGGTCGCAGTTACTGGAGTTTCCGGTACCGGTGCGGCAGGCGATGTATCTATCCAAGTAACTGGAGCTGTTGTAGTTCCTTTGGGTGGGTGGGGACGCGCCGGATGGGGGGAACTTCCTTTTGGTACCGGCTCTGTTTCCGTTGCGGGACAGGGCCAAGTTGGCATTGTTACAACAGCCGTAAATCGTTCGATTGCCGTTACTGGGGTTGAAGGCACTGGTGCAGTTGGTAGTGTTACGTTTGACGTGACGTTTGCTGTCCAAGGAGTTTTTGGGACTGGCGCAGTATCTACTCCGCTACCTTTGATTGCGCTGACTCCTACAGGGGTTCAAGGCACTGGCGGGGTTGGTGCTGTTTCTATAGTAGACACTGTTATCCCTATCGGCGTAAGTGGACAAGGTGCAGTTGGTAACGTTACTGTTCGTGCGGGGCTCTTGGTTGAAGTCACTGGCGTTTCTGGTACTGGCGCTGTAGGGGACGTAGCTCTTTCTTTTGGTAAAACTATAGTTCCAGTAGGGGTATCCGGTACCGGAGAGGTCGGCACTCCAACGCTGTCTATAAACTCCAGCGTTGTTCCTGTAGGGGTAAGTGGGCAAGGTGCAATAG